AGCCCTGCCGCAAGCCCGGACGGCCGTCGGCGACAATCTCTCGACAGAGAGTGAGACACATCCAGACCCCGCCGCTCGGCGGCGGGCGCTGGCCTATCACGCTTGCCGCTGGGGAATCGAGCGTTGGGCCGGCCGTGTGTTCGAACGGTGCTGTCCGATGGCAGTTTGACACCCAGAAGTCTGGGCAAGCTAGCACTATTGTTGATAACACCTTGGACGCGCAGCTTACTTTTTATGCTGCCTTCATTGCACTGTGGCGAAAGCAATTCGGTGCGACTCCTGCGAAAGCGGACTTTGAGCGCAATGTGGTCAATTGCGTAATTGGGGATGACCTGGTCTTTTCCGTCAGCGATGACGTTATCGACTGGTTCAATGTTGAAACGGTGTCTCGATACTGGTTTAACACCCTGAAAATCAATGGAACGGCAGAGCATAATGACCCCATGACTTTGGCCCACTTCAAGTTCCTCTCCCAGACAACCAGTTGGGATCGAGGCTTTCCTTTGCCTGCGCTTGACGCCGAAAAATTACTTGGCTCAGTGCGGTGGGGGAATGATGTAATAAGTGACTGTGGAGTGGTGTCATTGCATGTGACCTTACAACGTCTCGCAAACATCCGCATCAATGCATACCCTGACCCTGCGGTGTACCAGCATGTTGATTCGCTGGTTTCCTGGCTTATTCGTACCTTTGACCCTGTGTTGTCCGGTGCTCCCGCCTGGGATGCCGCGAAATGCTCCGTGAGGCCTGAGATCGAACTCAGAGAGCTATGGGTGCCGAAACAACAATGCATGCGGCTGTGTCCCGCCGCATTTAAATCCGAAATGGTACGAGCAAAGTCAACCAAGGCTGGGACGAAAAAACTCGGGAAAACGCTCAAGAAGACTGGCAAAAAGCTTGAAAGGCTTGAGAAGAAAGTAGAGCGTAAAGTGGCGAAGACGGCGGCAGGCAAGCCCCGTGGTCGTTCACGAAACATAGCTCAGTCGCGCAAGAGCTTCAACGCGCGATCGGGC